GGACTATCAGATACAAGCGTATCAGAAGAAGTATCTGGCATCATATTCATAGGAAGATTTAAACTATCTTGATTGTCTGCATCTTGATTATTTTGTTGGTTAATTAAATCTAATGTTTCATTAAATCTACTTTGCTGTTCAGTATTCATATTTTGTAATGCAGTATCAGCTTTCATAACTCCTAGAAAGAAATCTTTTTGTGCTTGAGAACCATTCCATGTCATGCTAATATTTTTATCTTGTAAAGATTCTAAGTTAGCATTTTGAATATAAACATTCCATGCATATGCCATTGTCTTATCGTCAGTTTGATGACCTGCTAAACTTAAATATTCTTCAAGAGATTCTGAATTTATTAGCTCTTGTTTTGTATCTTTACTTAATCCAGCAATGCTACGTATTTGAAATCTATTACCTGTATTCCCACTTATAGATTCTAAGTCAGATTTAATTCCTCTTAAATCAGATATTCCTAACTCTTGATACTCTGGTTCGTAAGTGCTTCTAATAGATTCTAAATTATTAAACATTTCTAATTTACCAACAAGCAATTGATGTTCCTGTCCATATCCTAAATTTTTTGACTTTATAAATCCCATTCTTGCATCAGCTGTATGTGAATAATCATCAGGATTAAAAGGATTCTCAGTATAAAAGTCTAGCATATCAGCAGTTTTTGCATCTGCAATAAGTCCCATATTGTTATACTCTTTACCTTTACCACCACCTGGATATTTTTCTGCAGATAGTAAATAAGGCATTACAGTATTAAGCCATTCTCTTTTTTCAGCATACCCTTTGAAGTCTTCATTAGTTTTTCTTAAAACATTTTTATTATCTACTTCAGAACCACCTGCTAGTTTCCAGTAATAATCTAATTCTCCATCACTTGCATAAGATAAATCATATAATATTACATCAAGAACTTTTTCTTGTACTTCTTTTAATTGCTTAGGAGTTTTAACTTTTTTAGCTTCAGAAGTTAAAGCATTCATTTTATAAGGTTGACCTTGATAATAATCACTATCTATTAATTTTTGAGATAAGCCCATAGTATTAAATTCATCTAAACTATTATCAATAGTTGTATTGATTTCATTAATAACATCTGGTTTAAATGCAGTTGGAAACGGTGCTTCATTCTTAGTAGTCTTTCCAGTTAATGGATTTGAATTTCCTGAAATTTCTGTTAAAGTATATTCTTCTCCTAATATTTCATTTATTTTATTTACATATTGAGTAGCACCATCATAATCACCCATATTATATAAAGAAGTTGCTACGCCTCTAAACCTATTTACGTCTTTCCACATCTTATCATTTTGTAAATTATCTATTTTCAGTTCCATTTCTTGAAGTCTTAAATCATCAATTGAAATATTTTGTTCTAAACTTCTTTGTCTTAGTCCACTTGTAACTAATGAAGCTATAGATGCATCTCTATTTATTTGGTTTTCAACTGTAGGTCTTTTAGATTCAAATCCATATTCAAAAACAGTATCAATTATTCCATCCATTTGTGGATTATTTTTTACATACTCATCAAAATCAGCTCTATCTTGCATGCCTTCATTGTGAAGTTCAGTACCTACCAATGCTGCTTCGGCAGCTCCTTTTAAGTATTCATTTTTTAAACTTTGTAATTGGTCTATACGTGCATTGTTAATTGCTTTAGCATCATTTAAATTATCAATATTATCTAATGCATTAGTAGTAACATCTCCCCATACTAATAAATCATTTTGAAGTTCATTGCCTCTTTCTTCCCATAATCTATTACCTTCTAATGTTGAATCCATTTCTGAAATATTTTGAAAATCTTGAAAGCTTATTTCTCTTTCAACTAAAAATTTATTTAAGTCTTTTAATTCTTTTTCTTGTCTATCGAGTTGATTATTTAAATTTTGGTTAGCTAGATTTAATCCTGATTTATGAGCGTATTGTTCGTTTTCTAGTTGCTGTATTTCAACTGCAGAATTAGACTTTGCTATACTAGTATCAGCAATTAAAGATGCATTCTGCATTTTCTCTGCAGAACCTGAAAGTATAGATAATGCATTTAGTATATCTTGCCCAACATCACTCATTATTCTTCTCCCATTTCTATATCAGTTGAACCATCCCAACCTTCTAATGCTTTTCTAGCTGTATCAATCATAGACATTAAGTTATCAAAATCATTAGTTTGAGTAGGGCTACCCCATAGTTTTGAAGCTCCACCTTGAGCTAATGCACTACTATGTAGTTCTCTATCTCGAGTTACAATGTCAAGTACACTAGTATTCATGTCTTCAACTAAATTTAATCCTTGTTGTTTTAAACCACCTGTACCCATTAGAGCAGCATCGTAATCTGCTTGTGCTGATGCAAAATCTTTTTCTGCACCTTCTCTCATAGTCTTAGCTTCTGAGACTTGTGCCTTACCTTCACGTATAGCTTTGTCTCGTAAAGCAGTTGCCTGCATTTTTTGAGATTCAATATCAGATAAAGAAGTTCTAACAGCATCTTGACCCATTGACTTAACTCTTTCTACTGGACCCGAATATGCAAAACCTGATTGGCTTCCTGCTGCTGAAGCACTAGATTCTTGCTTAACTCCTTGTGATAAAGTTTGACCTTGTGCTCTTGATAGTTTATTAATATTTTCTTCATACATTTGCTCTGCAGTTCTTTGTTGCCTTACTCCTTCCCTTTCCATATCTTGAGCTTCACCTAATGAAGTTTCGTATTGAAATTCAGATGCTTTTTGTGCTGCTGTAATAGCACCTAGCTCTTCACCTAATCCTTCAGGTAATGGAGTAGATTCTAATCCAGTTCCTTCTAGTCCAGAATCAGTCTCAAATTCAGTAAGTTTTCTTTCAAAGGGCTCTTCATATTGTTTTTCTTTCCAATCTTCTAAGAAGTTAGTTTTAAATTTACCTTCTGTTTTAACAGTAGACATTCCACTTAATCCAGTTACAACATCTCCTTCAGTTGTCATTGCATCGCTAAATATATCAGCTTTCTGTGCTCTTCTTATTGTTCCTATCCTACTACCTTTTGAAGCACCAAACATTCCCCATGAACCTTTACTAGGTTTAAATTTTGCATTACTCATACTAACTCCTCAGTTAAATCTAATTCTAATTTCCATTGTACTGGTTTAACGTTATATAATCTTTCAAAAGCTTTTGGATTTCTTTTAGTAGAAAATTGTATTTTAGTACACCCTTCATACTTAGCTAGCTTTATTATAGATTTCCATATTTCTCTTGTATCTTTATTAGATAGTTTAGAAAATGCAGTGTGTATCCAAAAGATATCATCTATTATATCATATTCTATCCACCCCATTCCTTTAACATCATATACTTTAGAATCAGGGTTTTTATCCATAAATTCATCTAAGCTATCACCTGACCTATTTAGATAAGAATCTATGTTATTTACCTGCATTTTAGTTAATTCTCTAGCCATCTAATAAATCCCATACTGTATTAACGCCTATTACTGCCCAACCTACTGGTCCAGCTGCAGCTAAAAAAGGAGACGCTGCATGCAAAGCACCATGCATTACTTCTTCAGGTCTATCTTCTTCAATTCCTTTTGCTATTTGCAAGCCACCAGTAGCTACTCCCAATGCTGTTCCTGCTACTTTACCTGCTTCTTTTGCTCCTGTACTTAAAGCTCCTACTCCCATTTCTGCTAACTCTTCTGCAGAATAATCAGCTAATAATTGAGAACTATATTTCCCAACCTCTTCAACTCCTTTTTCAGTAGCCTTACTAGTTAATGATGAAGTATCTCCAGTCAACTCTTGTATCATGTTAACACTTTCTTCAGCAACTTGATTCCCTGAATTAAAAACTTCTTCCATTTTTTCTGAAGAGCTTATTACATCTTCACGAGCATCAACAACATTTATAGCTTCATAATTATCTTTTATAAACTCAGTTCCCTGTTTAGCCATTTCTTCAAGAGGAGTTAATTCAGTACTTGTATTAGGTGGCTCTGTATAATTATAAAATTTTTGCCCATCTTTAATAAATCCAGGTTTTTGACCTTCATATTGAGGAGCATCATATACTGTAAAATAATCAGTGTCTTGAGTAGTAGATGTATATTTATCTTCCCAACCATATAATTTTTCATTATCTGCATCTATATCAATTTGAGGTATAGGTCCTTCACTTCCATATTTATTTAATAAATCTTGTTGTTCTTCTGGAATTACCATCCCTTTGCTTTCTAACCATCTTGCAGCATCTACTTTTTCTTGAAGAGGAGTTTGTCCTATATATCTATAACCATCTCCATCAGGAATCATTTTATATCTTTTTTCCATATACTCTGCAAACTCAGGTACTTCTGACATTCTTTGATTAATATCTTGAGGAGTTCCACTATAATATTTTTCTAAACCTTCATTGTAAGGAACTATCTCTTCACCATATTGATTAACTAAAGGACCTTCAGTATCAACAGATTTACCTACTTGTATTTCTTGAAATTTATTTGAATTATTAGTTGACAATGTCAATGGATTGCCTATAGGAGTCTCAGGATACAATTCGCCACTATCAATAATTCTAAAATTATTACTTACATTTTTGTTTAAACTCTCATTACTTTTAACCATATTTAATTTATCTTTAGGACTAAGATATTTATAAATATCATTTTCCTTAGTTGATTGTGGTTTAAACGAACCTTTCTTTTGTGTTTCTAAGTAATCAAATAATTTTTGAAATGGTTTATTAGAAGCTATATTAGAATCTACTTTTGTATCTCCTAATATTTGAGCAATTGCATCATCAGATAATCCTCTGTCTTCTTTTAAGAAAGCTCTAATTCCATCTTTACCAGTAAGCTCTGTATTTAAAGATGGGCTATTATATTTAAATCTTTTCATTGCTTCTGGATTAACTTTAATTCTTTCCCAAGGACTACTTGTAGAACTATTCCAAAATTTTGCCAGTACATTATTTCCAGAATCAATTGGTTTTCTAACAAATAAATTCATATCTACCATTTGACCACTACCTTCTCCGTATAGAGAAGCATCGCCTGTATCTAAAAAATTAAATCTATAATCTAGTAATCCTGAATTAACTAGTTCTTTTTCATTAGTTTTATTGACAAAACTTAAAGTGTCTATACCAACCTTACCTCCAGTAGCAATCTTACTAAAAACATTTGATTTTGGCTGCTGCTTAGGCTGTTTAACTCTAGAGTTGTATTGTCTACGTGTATATCTGCTCATAAAACTACGTCCTTTTTATCAATATAATATAATATTTTATCTGTGTTTTTCATAACAAAATTAATTAAAAAAATGGCCTAACATTAACTACATCAGCATTTAAATTTAAAGTAGGTCTCATACTAGTATCTGAATGTGCATGTGTAGCTACTCTCATTATTTGAGAAACTGCATCAGGCTGTGTATTAGTTCCACCCTCACTTGATGATAATGCATTAAAATCTTGTGACCCCATTAGCATAACACCTAAATGTGTATTATCTTTATTTAAAATCTTTTCCATTTTATGTCTTGCCTCTCTTGCATCTGTTCCTGGAGCTGTAGTGCTAGTAGGCCATGTTATAGTTTTTAAAATAACAGGACCTAAGCTATTCATGTTAGTAGAATTAGATTGTATTTTATTGCCAAAATCATTCCAAGAGCCATTACCTAGTGTACTTTCAACTCCATTATTATCTATATGCAACATAAAAATTGCTCTACATTCATCTCTATCACCTAGAGAATTTTCAGCAGGGTCAGTGCATCCAATTGTCATTGTACCTATAGTATTTGAATTATCATTAAATTGAACATACCCTGAAAAGTTTTTTTGAAAATGAAATACAACTCTCCATATTTTATATTGACTCGCAATATATTGAACTCCAAAAGGATTTTCATCTCCTGAGTTTACAAAAGTCTCATCTGCAAAATTTCCATTAATTGCATTATCCCAATCAGTAGTTAAATCACTAACCATATAACTAGTTGCATTTGCAGTTAATGTAATCAAGAAAAGTCCCTTACTATTGTTCCATAATAATTTGTTCCATCAAAATAAAAACTTAATATATCTATGTCGTTAGCTCCAGTTGATAATAAAGGTGCAGTTCCTCCAGGCCATTTACATGCAGTAGGCCAATTAGATATAGTTCTTCCACCCGTTCCATCTTGAATAATTCTTAATGTTATAGTACATGGTCCTGGTGGATTATTTGTAAAGAATAAACCTGAAGTTAAATTTTCAGTCAATGTTAATTTTAAACAATTTCCTGTATCACCAGCAGCTAATTGAACTGCTGCAGTGCCTGAAGATATAGTTATATTGTGTTCATCTTTCATAACAATTGAACTTGTAAATCTACTTACATGAATATGGTCTACTATTAAATCATTCTGGATGCTAGAATTTTCAGGCCAGCTAGCTTGCATTACATTTACAATGCCAGGAGTTCCTGTAATGCCTGTTGAATCATAACAACTTAGTAAACTTCCTGTTACTGTTTTATCAGCATAATCTACAGTTGAAGATACAACCCCTGCTGTAAAGTATGGTCCTTTATTATGACCTAAACTATGTATCCATTTTATTATAGTTGAATCTCCACCATCATCATGAATAGTCATTACATCTTTTAATTGTCCACTTGAACCTACAAATGACATATCTATTTCATCAGTTAAAAATAATTGGTCAAAAGATGGACTGCCTGTTAAATTATTTACATGTATGTTAGTAGTTCCTTGGTCTGCAGTCCAGTCTACTCCTGCACCAGATAAATCAATATCTACATTATTAGGATGTATATTAGTGCTACCTTGGTCTACAGTCCAGTCTATAATCTCATTATCAGATATACCTAAATCACTTCTTACTCCTGAAGCTCCTCTTCCTTCTAATCCAGTTGATGTAAATCTAGCATATTGTCCTGCTGATATAGTAGTATCAGGAGTATCTACAGTTAAAAAATTATTATCAGCTATACCACTTAACATTAGTTTTACATGTGCAGAATTAAGTTCTTCTAAATTACCTGCACCTCCACTCACTCTTCCTAATAATGTCATGCTGTCTACAGTTTCCATTTTAGCAAGTGTTACAGCATTAGATGCTATCATATCTGTTTGAACTTGAACCTCTGAAACCGTTCCATCTGCAGCATCATTTCTTCCTAGCAATCTTGAATTTGTAGAAATATCTTGCATCTTAGGATATGTAACTATATCATTAGCTAATGCACTAGTCGGCAAATCAACCATATTTACCATACTAAATAAAGGACTAGCTCCACTACTAACATCTTGGTCTAAAGTTCTATTGCCTCCAGATGTTGTAAAGTTATTACTAATAGATACAGTTCCTCCAGCAGTTACATTTCCACTTATATCAATAGTTCTATTTGCATCATTTAATTTAAATCTTAATTCTCTATCTCCAGTATTATCTTCAAAAAGTCTTATTTTTACTGTATGGTCTCCACCTATATCTTTTAAAAATACACTATCTGCAGTTAAGGATGTTCCAGTTATTGTACCTGTAGCTGTTACATTTCCATCTTTAGTAATTTTAAATTTAGTAGCAGCACCTACTGTTTTAGTTCCATAATCAAATAAAAATGGTTTCTCTAAACTACTATCATCAAAAGATGTACACCATGCAGTAGATGTTGTTATTCCATTATTATCGCCCCATAATATTTTTGTATCTGCAGCTGGTGTTCCAGGATTAATACTAATTGTACCTCCAGATACAAGGTCGTTACCTTTTAATTGACCTGCCGCTTCTAAATCACCTGCTATATCAACTTTAGAATCAAGAGGATTAGTGTTCA